GTCATACAAAATGTGGAAGATAAGCAAAAGAAAAGGCCGACCGATTATGGCCGACCTTCCAAAAGCTGTACCAGTGGTACAAGTTTTTAGTTATGCAACTTTCTGCTTTTTCGCAGGAGCAGGAGCAATCATATCTTTTGGCATAACCTGCAATCCAATCAACATTGCGATTTCTTCGATTTCTTTCGCATCAAATTGTTCGTCATTATCAAACTTTTTATTTGCAATTCCTTCGATAATCTTGAGAGCGAATGCTTTCAAATCGGTTGGTTTTGGGTTTGCTTTTGTTTCTGTATCTTTACGAAAACAAGCACGAATTGCATCAAATATGGTGGCATATGAAAAGTCACTATGATTTTCTGTCCATGATACAAACTTGTCATATGTACCCTCGCCCTTTGCATCATAAAGCTTGGCTAGTCCATCGCGCATTTTTCGCAATCCTTTAGCCTCTTCTTTATCAGAGGAAGATAACCCTAGCTCAATCAAATCCTTGCCTGATAATTGCTTTCCTCCACGTGCTTCCTTCATATCGAATGCTTCACCATATAAAGTGAGCAACTGATACACGCCCGATTCTTCGTCTTTAAGAAGGTTTAAAACATAGTGCTTGTTACCTTCCAACTGATTCCTATTGTCTGAATCAATCTGTTCGTGTGCTTTACTTACTCGGTCTAGGAACTCAATGTCAAATGTTAGGTCGTTACTCATAGCGTAGTCTCCATTATAGGTGTGACATTTCTGCCACATGCAAAAACGTGTTGTCCTTGCTTGTGTAATTATAATGCCATAGACATATAGAAGAGTCAATAGAGAAAATGAAATAAAATAAAAAAAATGTAAGAAAACTTGTACCACTGGTACAGCTTTTATTTGTGTAAACAACCACCCCACCCCATATGGGTGAAGCCTATAAAATGAGAGGGATATATTATTTCTCATGCCATTATCTCGACCTACTCAAAAGCTCTCGACCAAGATCCTGGAATATATTGCATTTTAGATAAATTTTATCCATCCTGTCATTGCATTTTGCGTACCAAGAAGTATCAGATATGGGGTGGGTAATCGCCATAGCCCTCTCCCCCGTTACCATATACCTGAATACGCAAAATTAGCAAAAAACCAATGTAAACACGTAGTTAGCAGCCATTATCACAAAATATTACACTATTGTAACAATCTGTAACAAAAAGTGATTGGACAAATGAATAAAAATATGGTAAGATTCGTAATCTTAGTTTGATGCGAAGATCAAACGGAGTATCTTACTAAGGTTGTCACGCACAACCTATATATTATACTTAATATGTTAAAGTGTAAACAAGTATTATAGTAGTACAACAGGTTATATAACATTTAATAAGGATCGCCTACGCCCTTGGGGGGCTACGGCTCCTAATATATAGATTTTTAAGAAATAAACAGCATATCATGCGTATTTAAACACCGTACTACGTAATTTTGCTTGACAATTTAACTAAAATGTGATATACTCCGTAACATAATACCTACTGCGACTATATTATCTATATTTCTGCGGAGTATATGGTGATTGGGCTTGTGATTGCAGCGAAAAACAGATTATTAAGGGAGTCTTCCAAATTGTAGTAGGTAACTCCCTTATTTTTATGGAGATGTTATGGTCGAGTATCGTGGAGAGAAGTTTTCTGGCTACAACAAAGCCAAAAGAACACCTAAACACAAGACTAAGAGCCATGCAGTACTTGCTAAAGAAGGAAAAACCATCAAACTGATTAGATTTGGTCAGCAAGGTGTAAGTGGAGCAGGTAAGAATCCTAAATCTGCTAAGGATAAGGCCAGAAAGAAGTCGTACTACGCTAGACATAATGCACAAGGTAAGCCTACGACTAAGTTATCAGCTAAATATTGGAGTCATAAAGTAAAATGGTAAAGCCTAAGTTTGATTCTACAGGTTCTTTGATACAAGATGTAGGTGAACAGTTATTATTAAACGAGGAATGGGTAAAAGTAGACACTACTAAACTATGTGAATGTGAAGGTGCAGAAGAAACAAAGGAATGTGAGTGTGATACGTTAACAACTAATGGTACACACTGCGATAGTTGTATAGAATGTGGTTGTGATCCTAGTGTATGTAGATGTGAATGTCACAAAGCATCGCAGGAGAAGATAGATATCCAGAAATATCTAAAAACTAAAGAGTTCTGGCGTAACAGAGGCTAAAGGAGATACATATGCCCCAAGGAAAAGGCACATACGGAAAGCAAGTAGGAAGGCCACCAATGAAAAAGAAGATGAAGATGAATAAAGGTGGTGCAGCAGCCATGATGAAAAAGAAAATGATGCATGGTGGTGCAATGAAGAAAAAGAAATAAATAATAACTTGGGATGGCGATTATGTTTTGGTGGGGGAAGTAATATGACTTCAGGAGTCGCTTATTATTTGGAAGACGAATATGGCTAAACCTAAATCTAAATCAACAGTGAACAAAGCAGGTAACTATACTAAACCTGCACTACGTAAAAGAATATTTAACAGAATAAAAGCAGGAGGTAAAGGTGGTTCGCCTGGTCAATGGTCTGCACGTAAAGCTCAGATGGTAGCCAAGGCGTATAAGAAAGCAGGTGGAGGTTATAAATCGTGATATGGGAGAGACATGGGAAACTATGGTACAAGCATGGCCTATCGTGTTTGGATTCGTAACTCTAGTTATTGTACTAGCTAAGATGCATGGACAGATAGAAGTATTACAAGATAAAGTTAAGACGTTATTTGATTTATGGAACTCTAGACCAAAATGAAACCATCACAAAAAAGTTTAACGGATTGGGGAAAGCAGAAGTGGCGTACCAAGTCTGGTAAGAACTCTACTCAAGGTTCTAAGGCTACAGGTGAACGATACTTACCTGCTAAAGCAATTAAATCTTTAAGTAATAAAGAGTATGCTGCAACAACTGCTGCAAAAAGAAAAGGTAAGAAAGCTGGTAAACAGTTTGTAAAACAACCAAAGAGTATTGCAAAGAAGACTAGATCCTACAGGAGAACTTAATTATGGCTGATGTTATGTTTGTAAAAGATGGCAAAAAACTTAGTAAGCGAGAAAAAAAATTAACAGAAAAAGAATTAGATAAAATTGCTAAGGAAAAAGAAGAGCTATTTAATATAAAGAAAGATAAAAAAGATAAAGTAAAAAAGAACATGGGCGGTGCAATGCAAAAAACTTATGGCATGAGAGAAGGCGGTTTCACCAAACGAGGTGGGATGTACAAGAAAGGTTATTAATGTGACTGAGCAACAAGAAAATTTTCTTAATGCTTTGTTTGGAGAAGCGCAAGGTAACTTTCGTAACGCCATGAACATTGCAGGTTATGCTCCAACAGAGTATCCTGCTAGGCTTATTCGTCAAATGAAGGGTGAGATAATAGAGAGAGCAGAAAATATGTTAGCTGCTAATGCTCCTAAAGCAGTTCTCTCTATGTCAGGCATACTAGATGATCCTAGTGCTTTAGGTAACAGGGATCGTTTAGCAGCTGCAAAAGAAATTCTAGACCGTACTGGTATAGTTAAAACAGAGAAGATCGAACACAAGGGTGTAGCTTCTGCTGTTGTTATATTACCTCCCTTAGAGGAAGATGATGACACTCAAAAGGATTGATCATGCAAGTCGTAGAAAAATTAAAGCAATTGGGAAAATTCCATACGGATACGATTACGAGGTTGATGAAGGGGATGTGGCGTGGTATCTGCCGAATGAAGAAGTGCTTTGTAAATTCGATGAAGCGGTTACTCAAATTCGTGAAGGTGGTCACTCTGTACGAAAGGTGGCGACGTGGTTAGAAAATGAAACTGGTAGAAAACTTTCTGCTACTAGGTTACACAAGTTGGCATGGACTGAGGAAGAGTTGGATGCTAGGAGAAAGTCTCGTAGACGTAAATTATCTCCCAAGCAAAGAAAAATCGAAGACCTTAAAAATACCGAAAAGCAAACTAGAATTAAAGCAGATCAGGCAAAGAGAAGATTAAGTAAAGTATTAAGTACAGGCAAAGAACCTGAAGAACTATTAGACTTTGCAGACTCAGTAGAGAAAGAACCTGAAGTTGTTTTTAAAGCAAATCCTGGTCCTCAAACACAATTTCTTTCTGCAAATGAGCGTGAGGTTTTCTATGGAGGAGCAAGAGGTGGGGGTAAAACTTATTCTCTGCTTATAGCTCCATTAAGATACGTACATAAAGCTGCTCATCGTGCATTACTTATAAGACGTTCGATGCCAGAACTAAGAGATGTTATATTTCAGACTCAGCAGATATATCGTAAGGCTGAACCGAAAGCTAAGTTTAAGAGTCAAGAGAATACATGGTACTTCCCAAGTGGGGCTAGAATAGAATTTGGATATTGCGAAAACTTACAAGATGTGTTAAGATACCAAGGACAGTCTTACTCTTGGATTGGTATAGATGAGCTACCTCAGTATGCTAATTCAGATATATGGCAGTTCTTAAAGTCATCACTACGTACTACAGATACCAGTATACCGTTACATATGAGGGCTACAGGTAATCCAGGTAATATAGGATCAGCATGGGTTAAGAAGTTATTTATAGATCCTGCTGAACCAAATACAAGAATAACTGAGAAGATAGAATATGAGCTAGATGGTAGAACACTGTCAAGCGAAATAACAAGAAAGTTTATAGCAGCATCAGTATGGGATAATCCGTATCTCACACAAGACCAAAGTTATGTTGCTATGTTGGCATCTTTACCAGAAGTTAAACGTAAGCAGTTTCTATATGGTGATTGGGATGTCGTAGATGAAGGTGCATTCCCTGAGTTTGATAAGGCAGTACATACGTGTGACAGTTTTGAGATACCTAATGGGTGGACTAAGATAAGAGCAGCAGACTTTGGATATGCAGCTCACTCAGCAATATTATGGGGTGCAGTAGATTATGATGGCTGTCTGTGGATATACAGAGAGTTATATGTCAATCGTTTGACGGCAGATAAGTTAGGTCAGATGATTATGGAAGTAGAGTCTGATGATGGTAGAATACAAGATGCACTATTAGATAGTTCATGTTGGGCTAAAAGAGGTGATGTAGGTCCATCAATAGCAGAGACTATAAATAGAGAAGGATGTAGGTTTAGACCATCAGATAGATCACCAGGGTCTAGAGTTGCAGGTAAGATAGAGTTGCATAAAAGATTGATGGTTGATGAAGATCTAGATGAACCTAAGATAAAGATACTAAAGAATTGTAAGAATTTAATTAGTCAGATTGCTGCACTACCAACTGACCCTAGAAACCCAGAAGATGTAGATACTAAATCAGAAGATCACTTGTATGATGCACTAAGGTATATGATAATGTCTAGGCCAACAAACATAAGAGTAGCATATGAAAATACACCTAAACACCGTTACCAAGCTTCCGACTCTACGTTTGGGTATTAAGTGTTTTGGGTGTACGTTGCTATGATTGCAGCGTTTATATTGATTATCGGTGTATTTGTGTATTGTCATAAGGATTAATTATGCGGAAACCTAGAAATTATAAAAAAGAATATGTTAGAACTCAAGGAACCGCTAAAGGTAAACTAGATAGAGCAGGTAGAAATAAAGCTAGAAAGATGTTAAATCCTCCAAAAGGTATGGAAGTACATCATAAGAATGGTAATCCTAGAGACAATAGCAAGAAAAATTTAGCAGTAGTTTCTAAAAAAATTAATAGAACCTTGCAACCTAAGAGGAAAAAATATGGTAGATAAAAACGAATTAAGTGCATTAGAAGATGATGACACTGAAGAGGAAACCTATGATAATTTAGTTAGCTATGTTAAGGGTAGGTATGAAAGAGCAAGAACTAGACGATATTCAGATGAGGAAAGGTGGGTGCAAGCGTATAGAAACTATCGTGGTTTATACGGTCCTGATGTACAATTTACTGAAACTGAAAAGTCAAGAGTATTTATTAAAGTAACTAAAACAAAAGTATTAGCTGCATACGGTCAACTTATAGATGTTCTATTTAGTCAAAATAGATTTCCTATAGGTATAGAACCTACAACTTTACCTGATGGTGTATTAGATACTGTTCACATAGACCCAAAAGAACAGGAACAGGAAGATGCGTTAGATCAAATAAAAAACCAATACGGTTATGCTGGTGATGGTTTAGATTTAAAACCTGGAACCACCACAGATATGCTCAAAGAGATGCTTGGTCCTCTAAAAGAAGACCTAGAAGAATTAGAAGGCCTTAAAGAAGGACCAGGACAGACACAATCTGCTATTACATTTCATCCTGCTATGGTTGCAGCTAAGAAGATGGAAAAGAAAATTAAAGATCAATTAGAAGAATCTTCTGCAACTAAACACCTACGACATTCTGTGTTTGAGTGTGTGTTGTTTGGTACTGCAATAATGAAAGGTCCGTTTGCTGTAGATAAAGAATATGCAAACTGGGATGAAGAAGGTGAGTATGATCCAATAATTAAAACAATACCAAAGGTAGAGTATACTTCTGTGTGGGATTTTTATCCTGATCCAGATGCATTTAATATAGAAGATGCTACTTATACAATTGAACGTCATCGTTTGACTAGACCTCAATTAAGAGCATTAAAGAAACGTCCGTTCTTTAGGTCTAGTGCAATAGAAGAAGCTATTAGTTTTGGTGAAAATTATTCACAAGAGTGGTGGGAAGATAGTATACAAGACTCTGAAACTTCCTCTGACTTTGGAAGTGATGGTCATTCTGCTGGATCAGGTAATGTAGAAAGATTTGAAGTATTAGAGTTTTGGGGTACAATAGATAAAGACATTGCATCAATGCAAGATTTAGAAATACCTGAAAAGTATATTGATGATGATGAAATACAAATTAACTGTTGGGTGTGTAACAATCAGATCCTAAGATTTGTTATTAATCCATTCACACCTAAACGTATTCCTTACGTTGCAAGTCCATACGAGATTAACCCATACAGTTTCTTTGGTGTAGGTCTAGCAGAAAACATGGATGACACTCAAACATTGATGAATGGTTTTATGAGACTAGCAGTAGATAATGCTATACTCTCAGGTAATCTATTGATTGAGGTAGATGAAACAAACCTAGCACCTGGTCAGGATCTTACAGTGTATCCTGGTAAAATCTTTAGAAGACAAGGTGGTGCGCCAGGACAAGCTATATTTGGTACTAAGTTTCCAAACGTGTCAAGTGAAAACATGATGCTATTTGATAAAGCAAGAGTATTATCAGATGAGTCATCAGGTCTACCATCGTATTCATATGGACAAACTGGTGTGCAGGGAACAGGTAGAACTGCATCAGGTATCTCTATGTTAATGGGTGCAGCTAGTAATTCAATACGTACAGTGATTAAGAATATGGATGACTATATGTTACGTCCTATGGGTGAATCACTATTTGCATTTAATATGCAGTTTGATTTTGATCCAGAGATACGTGGTGACTTAGAAGTAAGAGCTAGAGGTACTGAAAGCTTTATGAAGAATGAAGTTAGATCTCAACGTCTTATTAGTTTCTTACAGATTGCAAGTAGTCCTGTATTAGCACCGTTTGCTAAGTTCCCATACATCATGCGTGAGATAGCGGCGACAATGGATTTAGATGTTGATAAAGTAACAAACAATCCTGAAGAAGCATTTAGACAGGCAATATTGTTACAGCAAATGCAAAAAGAAATTGTAGAAGAAAACCCAATGCCTCCACAAGGATTAGATCCAACTGGAACAGGAGGTGGTAATATAGGAACTGGTCAAGCTCCTGCTCCAGGTGAGCAAGGTTTTACTACAGGGGGTGGTCCTAATGCAGGAACACAACAACAACAGCAACAGGCTCAAGCACCTCAAGGTCAGGGTGGTGGACAACAAATACCACCAGAATTATTAGCAATGATGCAGCAAGGAGGTGGTGGTAATGCTTGACGTTAAAACTGCTAGAGACATTTTACCGTTAGTAAATACACCAGACTTTGAAGAATTGTTTAACTTATATTTAGATTCTAAAAGACATGATGCGCTACGTGTACTAGAACAGAGCGATAATAAAATAGAAATATATAGAGCGCAAGGTGCTATCGGCATACTCAGAAAGTTAAAAAGTATGCGTGTAGAAGTACAAACAGTATTAAAAGGAACTTAACATGGCTCGTAGACCTATTGAACCACAAATCAAACAAGGCTTAGAAAAGAAATTTAAAGCAGAGGGTACAAAAAGAGAAGCTGTTTTAAATCAACTATTAAAAATAATAATGAGAGGTGAAGTTCCTAAAACTTTAGATAAAAATCCTTATGATACTATTGTTGGATATAATATAGTAAAATTAAACAAACCATTAACTAAAATGACAATAGGAGAAATAAGAGCAAATGGTAGAGAGATAGTTAATAAAACTAAAGGAAAATTAAATGATCCAAATGGAGGTGGATCTTCAGCAGTTGGTGCATTTCAAATATTATCTAATGAATTTAAAAAAGATCAAAAAGACGGTATAAAAAAAGTTATTCCTTATTCTTCAAATTTAGGAAGATTACAAAAATTAGCAGGTTTATCAGATGATACTCTTTTTACACCTGAAGTTCAAAAAACATTAGCTAAAGAGTTAATATTAAATATTGCCGATAAAGAATTAACTGAGTATGTTAGAGAACCTTCACAAAAAAATGCTTCAGCACTTATTTCTAGAATAGGTAGAAATGGTAATCCTAGAAATAAAAATACAGATGGATGGGCAAGTATAACTGATCTTGAATATGTAGGAAGAAGTACAACAAAAACCCCAAAACTTAATTATGGAAAAGGTTATATTGAAAAATTAGTTGAAACGTATGATGAAGAACCATTAGATAATAAAACTACAGACGATCAAATGTCTAATTTAGGTCTTTCATCAAATCAATCTGAAACTCAAAGTAATCCAAATAAAGATCGTAAAAATCAAAATACTACTATAGATCAAATTGTAAATAGATTTCGTAATGTTTTAAAAGAAAAAGAAACAATAAAAACTCTCAAACAAATTGAAACTGCTCAAGATGTTTTAAGTACAGCAGGACCAGGTACATCTTTATCAGGAGTAGTAGATAAATTATTAAAAAGTAAAAACATTGAAAAAGATGTAAATAATTTAGATGATAAATCTACGTTTGATATATTTAAATATATGCGTGATGCAGTTAATGAAATTTTAGGGATTAAAGAAGCAGGTGCATCTGAAAAATTTAATATAGATCAAATTAAAACTTTGCAACAAAAATTTAATGATATGATATCTAGAACAGGACCAGGATTTGATACATCTGATACTGGAGTAAAAAGAACAGAAATACCTGATATTCTTTCAGAAGAAGCTGGGAGTCTTCCAAGAGGAGATGCAGGAAGTGGTACAATGACATATGGCCCTGGAACACAGTTTGATAAAGTAGATATGGACAATAGCCGAAAAACAGAAGGTATCCTAACTGAAGATAATTTAGATGATCCAGCAGGTGAACCATTACCAGGAATAGAACCACCTATGGGGCAAGTTGTAGGACCACCAAGAAGAACTGATGATATTAATCTTGCTGTTGCTAATGAACGATCTGAAACTCAAAAAAATCCTAACGAGCAAGTAGATTATTCTATCGTTGCTAAAGTAGATGATGATACCGAAATGGGTTATGGTGATGAATTAGGTCTTGTTGATAGGTTTGAAGAATCTACTGAGATAGGTTCTGGTAAAGAATTAGAACCAGAAAGAAACAGAGAACCTAGAGAACGATCTGAAGTAGATCTTGATTACTTTGCAGATGAAGCTCAACCTAGAGGTGGTGAAGCTGAACAAGAGGATATAGATGCTGGAAGTAGTCCAGTAGATTTTTCATTTATAAAAAGTTTATTTTCAGGTGGGTTTGATACAGATAGTAGCACGAACAGTGACACAGATTACTTTGCTGATGAAGTAAATCCTTTAGGTGGTGAAGCTGATCCTAATGAAGATGTAGCTAGATTTAAAGAAGGTGGAGTAGCAGAAGCAAATTTTGATGGTAAAGATGAGGATGAAGGTGATCCTCCACCATTAGCTACACCAAAAGAAGTAGCAGACGATATACCTGCATTATTGTCAGAAGGTGAATATGTACTACCTGCTAATGTTGTAAGATATATAGGATTAGAGCGTATCATGGATATGCATCGTCAGATATTATCAGAAATAAAACAGATGGAAGATCTAGGTATGATCCAGAATGTTGATAAAAATGGTGAGCCTGAAGAAGATGACAAAGAGATGAAGTTCTTAGAACCAGAAGAACCAGAAGAAGGTGAAGAGGCTGTATCCAAAGGTACACTTATTATTGCATCATCTAAACCAAAAGGTATGATGTGTCCAGAGCCATTAAAGTTTAATGGTGGAGGTGGAGCAGATTCTGGTTCTGGAGGAGATGACGCTGGTGATGGACCTGAAGGAACAGCAGCAGACGCAGCAGCAGCAGCAGCAGATGGACAAGATGATGGTGGTGAGGATGCACCTACAGAAGCAGGAACAAATGATGTTTCTGGTCAACCTGATGAAATAGACGATAGAGATAGAGATTATTTTGGAGGCCCAATAGGTGATTTAGGTCCAGTGGAAGCGGATATAGGTATTGATATGCCAGCGCAAGCGGCGCAAAATATCGTGGGAGTAGAAAACCCATTGGATTTTTCTAAGGAATATGAAGGGTTACGGGAAACGCTTTCCCCTGGTCAATTTAATCAGGCAAAAGATTTTGGTTTAATGTCTTCAATTGCTGCTATGCAAGCTTTGTCTAGAGCAGAAGACAAAGATAAAGCTATAGACGCAGTGGTAGATGCGCGATTGTCACATGACCCTTCTATGTCACAACTAGATTTAAATAACGCACTTGACAGAGGTTTTAGAATGGAAAATCCTACGATGGCTGGTTTAATGTCTGGAATATCAATGGTAGGCGGTTTTATGCCTGGTCCTGTTGGTGCAGTTTTTTCAGCAGGTAATCTTGCTAATAAAATGAGTGGGAGTGGAAATACATTAGCTGGTCTTTCAGGTATTCCCACTGCTGACCCTTCAAAATCTGCTGGTCTTCAAGCAAACTTAGATTCAATAATGGATCAAGCAGCTAAAGATGAAAGTGACATTCAAGGTTCAAGAGACATGGACATCGCTGGTGGTGGTGAGGTTGATTTTATGGACTTTGAAAATTTAGATGGTAAAATTAAAGGAAAAGATATAAAAGTAGATAAAGTAATAGAAGACTTAAAAGAAAAAAATGTGTATATACCTGGAGTTGGTTATTTTCCTCTTCCAAGTTTAATGTCACCCAAAGATGAATAGTGTGACATTAGTATAGGCTACCTACTACCCTTCTTATGGTGAGAAGCTACTAGTAGCCCCGAAAGAAAGAAACTAAAATGGAATCAGTACAACAAGAAATTAAAACATCCCCTTTAAACTCACGTTATAAAAGAGAATCTATTGAAGAGGTAGATAAAGAAATAGAAGAATTAGAAGCTCAACGTAATCAAGAAGAAATAGAGCCAGAAGAAAATTTAGAACCAGAAGAAAAAACATTTAAGAAAAGATATGGAGATCTTAGAAGACACTCTCAACAAATACAAGAGCAACATAGCAGTGAGTTACGTAAGCTTCAAGAACAGGTAGAAAGCTTAACACGTAAGCAAGTTAAATTACCTAAGACTGATGCAGAGCTAGAAGAATGGACTGAAAAATATCCTGATGTTGCTAAGATAGTAGAAACTATTGCTACAAAGAAAGCAGTAGAAGCTCGTAAAGATGTAGAAGAAAAACTTAAATACGTTGATGAATTAAAACTTAAAGTCCAAATGGAAAAAGCAGAGAATGAATTAGAAAAACTTCATCCTGATTTTGCAGATATAAGAGCAGATCAAGAGTTCCATGATTGGGTTTCAGATCAACCTAAATGGATACAATCAGCACTCTATGAAAATGATAATGATCCTAGAGCAGCTGCAAAAGCAATTGATTTATATAAGTTAGAAACTAAAAAAACTAACAAACTAAAATCAAATAAAGATGCAGCTAAAGCAATTTCTAGAACTTCCAGATCTAGTGAACCTGCAAATCAAGATAGAAATATTTGGTCTGAGTCTAGAGTAAAGAATTTAACAAGTTCAGATTGGGATAAACATGAAGAAGCTATTTCAGAGTCAATTAAAAATGGTACATTTTCATATGATTTAACAGGTGGTGCTAGATAAAGTACTTGACAATTTAAACTAAATGTGTTATACTACAGACAATTATAAAACTAGCTATAAATAAAACATAGCTAGTTTCTTTTAGGAGCCTCTTCTGAAGTTACAAAAGACTACCTCCTGTTCACGCTAACTCTAAACATATCAACTACCTACAATCGTTAGGCCAGGATTACCCTCACCCTAAAGATGTAGCCTTGAAACTGTCAAAGTTGGCTCGTTTCGATATATATAGCCGAAAGGAGATAACCAATGGCTTTTAAGACTGCAACTGGTTACGGAAACCTACCTAATGGTAACTTCTCACCTATAATTTATAGTAAGAAGGTACAGTCAGCTTTTCGTAAAACTAGTATATGTGAAGATATTACCAACAGTGATTACTTTGGTGAGATCGCAAATTTTGGTGATACAGTGCGTATCATTAAAGAGCCTGAAATAACGGTTCAAGAATATGCCCGTGGAACACAAGTACAGCCACAAGACCTACAAGATGATGACTTTACTCTAGTCGTTGATAAAGCTAACTACTTTGCTTTTAAAATTGATGACATTGAAGAAGCTCATTCTCATGTAAACTTTGAGTCAATGGCTAGTGATCGTGCTGGCTATCGTCTAAAAGATCAATTTGACCAAGAAGTTCTAGGTTACTTAACAGGTTTCAAACAAGCTACAATTAGTGCTAATGCTGGAACCGCTAGAGTAGCTGCTGATAAATCAGGTACTGATCCTATTGCAGGAGCAGCAGCCAATGGTTTACTAGCTTCTATGTTAATTGCTCGTAACAGTTTTGTTTCTGGTGGTGCTGCTACCGACTCAATCGCAACTCATGCAGACGGATCTACTGGTGAAGCAACTCCATTGGAAGTGCTAAACCGTATGGCTCGTTTACTTGATCAACAAAATGTTGACCGTGATGGACGTTGGGTTGTTGTCGATCCAGTATTCGCTGAACAGCTTAACGATGAGAACTCCAAACTATTAAATAGTGATTTTGCTTCAGGTAATCCTGACATTCTACGTAATGGTCGCATCATCTCTGGTTTAATTAGGGGTTTCAGAGTTTATATGTCCAACAATTTACCATCAATAGGTACAGGCCCAGGTACAATTGATACCAATGGCTCTGCATCGCACTATGGGGCAATTGTTGCAGGGCATGACTCTGCTGTTGCTACAGCTTCTCAAGTAGAGAAGGTAGAATCATATCGGGATAATGACAGCTTTGCTGATATTGTTCGTGGTATGCATTTATATGGTCGCAAAGTTCTTCGTCCTGAAGCACTAGTTCGCGCTCACTATAATATTGCTGGTTAAGGGGGAATAGACAATGGCTACTTTCGATCTTACCGCTTCATCCACTTCTGGTGTTGGTGCAGATATTTCTGCTGTAATGCCAGGTCATTATGGTAACAATGTAATGTACAATGTCGAGGCATACCTTGATGTAGCTGCATTAATTACTGCTGGTAACACTGTTGCTGATGGAGATATCTTTCAGCTACTAGAAATACCTGCTGGTACGTTGGTACTTAATGCTGGTGCTGAAGTTATGACAGCTTTTACTTCAAGTGTAACTGCTGACGTTGACTTTGCTGCTGGTGATGACATTGTTGATGGTGCTGATGTTACTTCCACTGGCTATTGTGCTGCTGGAACTAACGGACAAACCAATACAGTTGTTGGTTCAGGTGCTTCAACTTATACTCAATTTATCGGTACTACAGATACTATTGATGTTAAGTTGGCAGGAGCTGCTGCTGCTGTTGGCGTACTACGTGTATATGCTACTTGCATTAATTGCAACGCAAATGGTACAAAACCATCTGCCGCTGCAAGAGATGCCTTGGCATAATAAAGTATTGTGGGGTAGTTCTGTATTGGGGCTACCCCCTTCTTTAATTTGGGTGAGATATGACAACAACCTATCTAACATTAGTTAATGATACACTAAGACGTTTGAATGAAGTTGAATTAACTGCAACTGATTTTCCAAATGCTACAGGTTTTCGCGCACAAGTTAAAGATGCTATAAACAGTTCAATACAAGAAATATCCCAAAGAGAATTTGAATTTCCTTTTAACTTTACTGCTGGTTCTTTAACACTAGTAGTAGGGACACAAGAGTATGCATTAGAGTCTGATTTTAAAATAGCTGATTGGGATTCATTTAGAATAAACTATGATGCGGATAATAATTATTCTGCACGTAACCTTAAACTTATAGACTATGATACATTTATAAAAAGATTTTTTGAAAGAGATTCAGAAGCAGGTACAGGTGATTATGATCAACCTATTTATATTTATCGTACATTAGATAATAAAGTAGGATTTACTCCTAGACCTGATGCTACTTATAGTGTAAGCTATAGTTATTTTGCCTATGCTACAGATCTTGTAAACGCTACAGATACTATGACTGTACCTGATGCATACAAGCACGTAGTTATAGATGGTGCTTTATATCATTGTTTTATGTTTAGAGATAATTCTCAACAGGCTCAATTAGTTAAAGCAAAATATGATGAAGGTATTGATAGAATGAGAACTCTTCTAATCAATAGATTTACAGATGTTAGAGATACTCGCGTAAGCCGATTAATAAATGTACCTCATGGTAATGGTTAATGGTAGATGCTTTAAAGGATGTAACTGTCCTCTCTAAGGGTGGGTTGTTTACTAACGAGGATGCATTATCCCTAGCTAATACCAATCCTGGTGCAGCTTTACGTATGTTAAATATGGAAATATCGCAATTTGGTGGTTACAGACGTATAAATGGGTATGCTGATTATGATTCTAGTCATGGTACTGTATCAGGTGTAGGACCAGTAATAGGTCTTTGGATACTAAATGGTGTACCTTATGCAGCTAGAAGAAATTTAAAAGATCACAATGGTTCGTTAGGTGCTAATCCTTTTGTAGTTACTAATGGTAGTGCTACTATAACTGTTACACATAATAGTCATGGACTAGTAGTAGGGAATAGAGTACAATTTTCAGGGTCTACTGCTGTTGGTGGAATTACTCCAAATGGAGTAGACATGGCAATTTTAACAGTAGCAGATGCTAATACTTACACTGTAGCGTTTACATCTGCTGCATCTTCTGGTGCTACTGGTGGTGGTAGTTCAGTAAAATTTAAAGTGAATGCAATTACACAAGACCTACCAGATAATCCTCTTGCAGTAACTAATGGTAGCGCAACAATAACAGTAACGCACAATAATCATGGTCTATCTGTAGGACACAAAGTAACATTTACAGGTAGTGCAGCTATAGGAGGGATAACTCCAAACGCTGTTGAGATGGCAGTTGCAGGTGTAGCAGATGCTAATACTTACACAGTATCCTTTACTTCTGTAGCTACATCTACTGCAAGTGGTGGTGGTGGTACATCAATAACAGCTACATATAGTCAATCGTATTCTATATATAAGTATACTAGTTCTGGTTGGACTGCAATAGCTTCTAATAGATCTAATATAGGTGTAGAAAAAGTAAGACATTCGTTTCATTCGTTTACTGGTGCTGAAACAGTTACAATAACAGATGGTGTTAATACTCCTGCAAAGTTTGATGGTACTACATTTAGCGAACATCCTATAGGTGGAGATGCTAATCCTACAGGTGCAAAGGTTAGTACTGATTTTATTAATCATCAGTTTTATGCAGGATTTCCTACAACAGGATTAGGACCAAATATTTTACTATTTAGTAAACCTAATGATGATGATGATTTTACAACTAGCAGTGGTGCAGGTTCAAAAAATGTTGGATTTAATATAGTAGGTATAGCAAAGTTTAGAAATTCTTTGTTTATATTTGGTAAAGATAAAATTAAAAAATTTGTAGGTACATCAAGTGCTGATTTTGCATTACAAGAAGTAACCAATAATATCGGATGCATTGCCACAGACAGTATTGTTGAAATAGGTGGTGATGTATTATTTTTAGCCTCTGACGGTATTCGCCCTATTCAAGGTACTGCAAGAATTGGTGACGTAGAACTTGAAACTATTTCTAAACCTGTACAACAGTTGCTGCAATCACTGCCTAGTACACATGACTTAGATAATATGTCTTCTGTAGTTATTAGAAATAAATCTCAATTCCGTTACTTTTTCCCTAAAACTACTACAGCATCTGCTGATACAGCAGGTATAATAAGTGGTCTTAGATTCGCAGATAGAAGAGTAGGTTGGGAGTTTGGTGAACTATTAGGCATGAGGGCTTTCGTAGCTACTAGTGGTTTAATCAATGATGTTGAAGTAGTATTACATGGAGATTTAAATGGTGAAATATATCAGCAAGAATCTGGTAATACTTTTGATGGTGGTGATGTTACGGCAGTTTACGCATCTCCCTTTCTATATTTCGACTCTACCGAAAAACGCAAAATATTTCAACATATATCGTTATTTACTAGACCAGAAGGGTCTTCCAGTTTGAACTTGGGCATAGCCTATAACTGGGATGATCCTAATACACCAGATCCTACTACGTATTCATTAACGACAGCAGGGTCTTTATCAAGATATACTACAACCAATAGTACTTACGATGCATCATTTACGTTTGATGGGTCATCAAGCCCAGTACTAGAAACTAATATAGAGGGATCAGGAAAATCCATATCGTTGATTATAACATCAACTGGAACCCAAGCACCTTACAGTGTTAGTGGGTTCTCCATAACTTACCAGGATGCAGGATATAGATAATGGCAGGATATACTAGACAATCAGCAGCACAAATTGTTAGTGGTGAGGTTATATCAGCAGCACCACTTAATGCAGAACTTAACCAAGTTTTAGCAGCCTTTAATGAAACGTCAGGTCACTCACATGATGGTACATCAGCAGAAGGTCCACCAGTAGATAGAATAGCTGATGCTGATCAGAATAACAAGATACTTATAGATACGTCTAATGATCATATTGAGTTTTATACACAAGTAAGTTCTTCTTCTGTACAACAACTACGAATACAAGACGGTGCTATTGTTCCCATAACAACTAATGATATAGATTTAGGTACAGCATCATTAGAATTTAAGGATATGTTTATAGATGGTACTGCACATATAGATACTCTTGACGTAGATGTAAATGCTACTGTAGCTGGTACATTAGGCGTTACTGGTGCGCTTACTGGATCTAGTACAGTACAAGGAACGACAATAACTGCTACTACTGCATTTGTACCTGATGCATCGGATGGTGCTTCTTTAGGTACTACATCATTAGAATTTAGTGATTTATTTTTAGCAGATGGTTCTGTAATAGCATTAGGAGAGGATCAGGATGTTACTCTTACCCATGTTGCTGATACTGGCATACTTCTTAATTCTACTAATAAAATACAATTTAATGATGCCTCACAATTTATTCATGGTTCTAGTAATGCTGTACTATCTCTTGGAGCTACAGATGAGATTGACCTTACAGCTACTGCAATAGATATAAACGGTACAGCAGACATTAGTGGTAATACAGCCATAGGTGGAAATGCAACTATAACAGGAACAACAACCACTACTGGAGTAGTAACAGCAAATAATAATGTAGTTGTAAGTAGCACTAATCAATTACAATTTGGCGATAGTGGAACTTACATACATCAGTCTGCTGACGGAGTTTTAGATTTAGTATCGGATACTGAAATAGAAATAAACGCAACTA